CGGATGCTGTAGCTCGCATCGATGGGCTTGCCTGACAACTGAGCGGCTTTCAACTGGTCGTACGTCGGGGTATTTGTGTCACCATCAGTCAACACGCAGCCCTCGGCACTGATGCTCTCCGAGAAACTCTTCACATACTTCTCTTTCCACTTGCCACTCGAGGCTTCTTTCGTCACTCGCTCGCCGGTCTCGGTCTGGGTGCTTACCTTGCAACCGGTCGAAAATCCTAATGCGTTACCACCGATACTCAGTATCAGATCGGTGCCGTCTAAAACTGTCTTCTCCATATTTCTGTCTTTGTTAATAACGTGGTTAATAATATGCCGGTCGCCAACCCAGCTGTTAAGGCGATAAATAACGCGCGAACACCATACGAACGGCGTTCGTTTGCCGTTTGGGCTTCTGTCTTCTGCTGAGCCAACGCTTGACGGTAAGATGCTGCTTGACGCGCGTAAAAGACACACTGGCGTTGAAGACTGTCGCAGGTGGCATACACTACGAGCGTATCTCCCTTGTGTCTCACTGTTGCGCTCGCGCGGCCGTTCGTGGACCGAAACTCTGCCTCGGCGGGAAGGTTAGTCACTGCCGACAGAGGTATCTCCAGCTTGGCTTCCTCCTGTGCTACTGTCTCTGTCCAGGTCTGACGAACCTCGCTCTGGAGGCTGTCCGCGGATACTTGTCTCACGCTTGCCTCCGTGGCAACGATCGCTTTTCGGCTTGTCGCGCAGCCCGACAAGAACAGGACAGTCATCATGATGCTTACAGCTGTTAGCGGTGTCGATAGCTTTCCTGAGACGCGCCATCTCGCGTTTCGAGGCTTCAAGGTATCTTCGGGTCTCATTCAGTTCTTCCTTCAATGGTTTAACGATGTTCTCTACCAAGATACGGGTGGCATGCTCGGCGTTGTCCATACGAACCGTCTCGGCGTCGGCTTCGGCCTTCATCGACTCGGCTTTGGCTTTCCTTACGGTCGATTCTAAAGTGCAGATCGCTACGATCGTGGCTACCAAACCGCCTCCGAGTAGTACGTTGAGTATTTCACTGAGTGTCATGCCGGTCGTCTTTTAGGTTTGACGGATGCCGAGGGAGCGTAACCACTGCGATACATCGAAACTCGGACAGGCTTTGCCTTTGTCCAAATCACGATGACCGACAATGCGAACCTGAGGGAAACGATGGTGAAACGTCAGAACGTAGTTCGCCAACGAGGCGCGCTGAGCTAATGTACGGGTGTCCTTAGCGGTCTTTCCGTCACGCGACAAGCCGCCGGCATAGACCACATGACGACTCACACTGTTGTAACCGCGCGCACCGTTCGTCACTTCCCAGGGATCGACCTCGGCATCTTCGTTGTTTTTTACTAAGCGCTCCACTGCACCGTCAAGGTGGATCAGATCGGTATAGCCGACCTGATGCCAGCCTCGACCCCCTTGGCTCACGGGATCGCAGTGCCAGTGACTGATGTCGGAGGCACTGACCTCACGGCCTTCGGGCGTGGCGGTGCAGTGAATCACCAAATACTTCATGCGGGCCATAACTATGCGCTATATCCGCTGTAAATCACACCCCCGGCATCTTCCTTCTTCGGCAGACAGATGAAGTAGTGGCGGTAACTGATCAGGTTACGCTGCTGCTGGGGGTCTGTCTCGGCTGCACTGTAGTACATCTTGGTACTGCCGGTGGCTTTGAACACACGGGGGACGTAGAACGCGAAGGAGCATTGGAACTCACCGGCCTTAGGAGCCGCGCCGAGTCTGTTCTTCTTTCCGGCGGTGCTATAAGTGGGGCAAGCGCCGTACTCGAAGATGTCAAAGCCATAGAGACGGCCTACTGTTCCGTCGGTGCGGTTCAGGTTATACTGCTCCTTGAAGCTCTGGTCGCTTTCCAACAGGTCGTTGACGTGGTCGGTACACAACACCAGACGACGCTGAGTAGGAGGTACACCGAGGCTGTCCAAGGCGCGCTTCAACGATACAATGTCGTCCATGCAGAGCTTAACGCGCTTGGTGGCTGCATCAACAGCCCCACTGGTCTTCAAGACGGGCGTGGTGGCGGTGTTCTCATTCGCACAAAGGGCGTGAGCGGCTTTTGCATACTTCGCGTCGTTAAGCGAGTTGGCACAACTCTCCTTCACACGCGCTACCTTGTCGTAAGAGCAGGCATAGAGCTCGTCGTCGGTCACGGGGACGACCTTTGTCTGAAACTTATCCAGAGAGAAACTCTTGTCGCCGTCTTCCAGTTCCTGGACTTCTATCGGGTAGGTCTTGTTGTTAACCAATACTTGAGGGTCGCCACCGACATCGACAAGGTGGATTACATCGTTCTTCACGACGGAACTCTCATCGGGAACACCACGCAACCAACTGCCGTCCAAAAAGCCGCGGAGACTCTTGATCAGCTCACCGGTCCAAATCTCGGTCAACACGCCGGCCATCGCTGCGCCGTGCGGCATGAAACAACCTAAAGCGGTTGAGACGCCTATTCCTACCATACTGCCTACATGGGCGTCATAACCCATGCTTACTGACATAATTGAGCCCATTAAGGCATTAAAGACCAAAGAGGTCAATACAAATAACAGATTCTTCATAAGGTTTTATTTTAGTCAACTGCAATTCTGATTAAACTTGGGGTTCAAAACCATACTCGGCTTTATACAGACGCACAAACTCGGAATGGTGGTTGTCGTGCAGATCCATCATCTCATCGGCGGGAACAGCACTCAACTTCTCGTACTTACCAAAGTCGGGGGCGTCGGATACAATAGTGCCGCCACGACGATGCAACACGGTGCTCAACTTCACCTGCGCGGGAATCGCAGACAGAGTCAGCTCCAAACTCTCAAGGCCGAGTTTCTTGCCCAACTCGATAAAGTGATTGCGCATGTCGGAGGGGATGCGCTTCTCCTGGATGGCGCCATCTACTGCATGCTCTACACTTGACAGGAGTAGCTGAGATTCGCGCGATTCAAGGATGTGTACTTGTTCTTCCAACTGTGAGACGCGACTGGCTGATAGCTGAAGTTCTGATAAACGGGCCAGTACGGCGTCTTCAGTTGAGGTCTCTGGAAGACCTAATTGGAGGGCTAATGTCTTAATGTCCATTCTAGTAAATTTTAAAGGGTTATTATGATGTTTATTGTCGTTCAACAAGGGAAGGAGCATGCTGCTGGCGCCACTCATACTGATGTCATTGCCTTGGTCGTCACTCAAGACTAAGGCGTTGTCATTACCGCCGATATCGACGCAGCTCACTTCAAACAGCTGGGAACGGGTGACGGTCTCGCGCAACTGACCTTCGACTATCAGGTCACTCGAACTGCTCGTCTCCAATACGCGGAAGTTCGCACTGACCATCTTCATACTGCCAAAAGCGTATTGCTTGGACAACTGTTCACTCAGACTGCTGGCTTTGTCAAATTCAAGCGTGCCAAACAGCTCACCGCCTTCTACTTGGAGGTCCGTAACTATGCCTACTACCTTACCGCGCTCATGCATATATAAGAGTACGGGATTACGCTTGTACTGCGTGAGGTCGATGCCGCTCGTCAGTATGCGGGTGCCGTAGCAGTTCACACTTTCGTCGCTGATTCTTACTTTCATTCCTTTTTTACTTTTCGTTTGTTGATGTCGCCGGATATGCCGGAAATCCGATGCAATATTACACACTTTTCCACGTCCTGCCAAATTACTGCGAACGCCTTGCAGACTTCGTAGTAACCATTTCAATCTTTTTTGTTTCCCACAGGAAAAGTTCGCAATTTTGCATTGATTTTAATAATTTGCAATATGAACAAAGCGGAATTGGAAAGAAAAAAGAACCTCGCCAGAACCCTATACATGGCAGGGAAAGAGCAAATAGAAATTGCGGAACAGATCGAGGTCAGTAGAGTGACGGTTTCTAAGTGGGTGAACGCAGAGGGATGGAAGGAGCAGAGAGCGGCGGCGAGTATCACAAGACCGGAACTGGTCAACAAACTGCTGATCACAATTGACTTGCTCATCAGTCAGGTCAACGAGTCAGGAAGCCCGGAACAGGTCGCCGCACTCGGAGACAGACTTGCTAAACTGTCGTCGGTCATAGAGAAACTGGACAAAAAGGCGAATGTCGTCGATGCCATAGAGGTGTTCATGGCGTTCTCAAAGTGGTTGCAGTTCAGAGCGCAGAACGACCCTAACATCACACCAGAACTACTACGGACATTCAACTACTACCAGGATCTGTTCATCTCTGACAAAATGAACAACGGATTCAGCTGCACACTATAGCAAGGCGAGCAAGGCGAGCAGGAAAACCGCCACCGTTCCCAGCGCAAAAGGCGAAAACCAGCACCCGTTCCCAGCGCATCTCCGCTGGGCAAAGGAAAAAAAGCACCCGTTCCCAGCGCATCTCCGCTGGGCAAAGGAAAAAAAGCACCCGTTCCCAGCGCATCTCCGCTGGGCTAAAAAGAAATCAGCAATGACAGCAACAGAGAGAAAACAGGCATACGAGGCATGGAAGCTGCACTGTAAGCAGATTGCAGCGATGACGGACACGTCACTCATGGCGCAGGAGTCCAAACAGCAGAAAGAGAAGCGAATCGAAAAACTACAGAACAACTATGCGGAGTTCTGCGAGTACTACTTCCCACACTTCCTGCAACTCAAAGACAAAACTACAGGACAGGTCATCAAGACCATACACAACGCGCCGTTCCACAACCAGGCGGCACGCAAGGTCAAAACGACGCCTAACCTTAAAGCGGTATTCATGTGGCCGCGAGGGCATGCTAAATCTACACACCTGGATATATTCACGCCGCTCTGGCTCATGTTCCAAAAGGCGAGACTCATCAATTTCATGGTCATTGTTGGTAAAAGCGAAGACGCGGCAAAAAGACTTCTAGGAGACATACAGGCGGAACTCCAATACAACGATAGGTTGATACGAGACTTCGGCGAACAGAAACCAGCTGGAGGAGATTGGACAGAGGGCGAGTTCAAGGCGAAGTGTGGAGTCAAGTTCCTGGCATGTGGTAGAGGACAGTCACCGCGTGGACTCAGAGACAGGGAGGCTAGACCGGACTATATCGTCATTGATGACCTCGATGATGACGAACTATGCAACAATGAGAAGAGGGTGAGAGAACTCACGTCCTGGGTCAAGTCGGCGCTCTTCGGGGCACTCGATGTCGGAAGGGGAAGATTCATCATGGTCGGTAACCTCATTGCTAAAAACTCGGTGCTCTTCAATATTGCACATACAAAAGGGGTATTCCTATCGAAAATCTATGCAGTGGACGCGGAGGGAGAACCGGTATGGAAAGAGAAGTGGACCAAAAAGGAGGCGGAAGACTATAAGGCGTTTGTCGGATACAGAGACTGGAACAAGGAGATGATGCACAATCCTATCAAGGATGGTTCCATCTTCAGACATGAATGGATTCAGTTCAAGAAAATGCCGAAACTGTATAAGTACAAAGCGCTTGTGTGCTATATTGACCCGTCGTGGAAATCTACAACACAAAACGACTACAAGGCGTGCAGACTATGGGGAAGCATAGGAAAAGAACTCCACCTCATCAACTGTTTCGTCAGACAGGACACGACTGGGGCTATGGTTAGGTGGCTATACAACCTCTATGAGGATAGCATACAACAGGATGCATCTGTTCAGTTCTTCATGGAGGCGAACCTTATGCAGGATACGGCGCTCGATGAGTTCGAGGCGGAGGGGGATATCAGGGGATACCAACTGCCAATCACGGCGGACAAAAGAAAGAAACCGGATAAACTGCAACGAATTGAGTCGGTTGCGCCACTATGGGAGAGGGGATGTGTCTTCTACAACAGCGCCATCAAGGACTCGGAGGATATGCAGGTCGGAATTGACCAGACGCTCGCACTCGAACATGGGAGCAGGGAGCATGACGATGCGCCTGACGCGGATGAGGGCGCGATATACATTCTCCAGAAGCAGGGCAGAGTGGCGGCGTTCCAGCCGAGAATTGTTAAACGTATGAACAATAAAAATAAATGGTAATATGAATTTCATCACGACAGAGGATTTCAAAGTGGTTAGCTCGGAGCAGGCGTTCAAGACTATCACGGGAGCGGATCAGGACAACATCGACAATGCGATTGCCGAGGCCCAGGAGGAGGTCGCAGGATATCTCAGACCGAAGTACGATACGGAGAAAATTTTCAAGGCAACGGGCGATGGCAGAAACAAGCAGATCGTCATGTACACGGCGGATATCGCACTCTACAACATGATCGCAGCGCAACCTAACAGAATGGGATACGATACGAGAAAAGAGCGTTACGACAGGGCGATCAAGTGGCTCGAAGGGGTGCAGGCGGGAAAAATCATTCCGGACTTACCAACTGCTACAGACCCTCTCGGTAACGATACGTCACTTGGTGGGGTACTTGCGTATGGCAACGGACCGGACAATCATTCGTGGTAACATAAATAAAAAACATATATCATGGCACAGATCATCAACAAGACTATGGACAGAGTGGAGGATGCGTTTAGGGCACTGCTAGGGAAACCGCAACTCTGGAGAACAAAATACGGAAACATTGAACTCGTCGGGAAAAACAATCGAAGACAGGTGGAGTCGATCATCGCGAAACTGCAACGGACCACTGAGGCGCTCACCAAATCTGATATACAAAGATGGAGAAAGGCGTGGCAGAAGGCTATCAGCATCGAGAACCCCAACAGGGAAATGCTATACGATATCTACAGAGATACCATGATCGATGCGCATCTCAGTGGATGTATTGACCAACGAAAGGGCTTCGTACGATCCAAGGCGTTCAACGTCGAGGATCAGAATGGAACACCGAACCCACAGCTCAAACACCTGTTTGAGCAGGAGTGGTTCGGACAGTTCTGCGACATCGTACTGCTGACTCCATACTATGGACACTCGCTCATAGAACTCGGGGACCTGACGACTGATGGAGATGGATGCATCGCATACGATTCCATCAACCTCGTGGACAGAAAGTATGTCATTCCGGAACACCATGCGGTCATCACTGACCTGGGCATGGACTGGACTACGGGCATTGACTACCATCTCCCTGAGTGGGAAGCGAACCTCATCGAGGTGGGAAAACCGGATGACTTGGGCGTGCTGCTCAAGGCGGCACTGCACGCCATTCCGAAAAAGAATGTACTGGCGGCGTGGGATATCTTCTGCGAAATATTCGGGATGCCGCTCCGGACGGCAACGACGTCATCAAGAGACCAGAAGGAGATCGACAGAATCAGCGACATGATGGATAGAATGGGAATGGCGGGATATGCTGTGCTGCCAACAGGAACGGAAATTGATATCGTTGAGAGTGCTAAAAGCGATGCTTACAACGTATATGATAAGCGAATAGACCGCGCTAACTCGGAAATATCGAAACTCATCGTCGGACAGACCATGACCATTGAGGACGGAAGTAGCCTCTCACAGTCGCAGACACACCTCAAAGTACTCGAAAACCTCGTCAAAAGTGACGCGACACTGCTGGCCAATACCATCAACAACCAACTCTTCCCGAAAATGATAAGACATGGATTCCCGCTCAAGGGTTATCATTTCGCATGGGATGAATCTGTCAACTATACACCGGAGCAGCAGATGCAGTACGAGACCATGATTGCTGACAGATACGAGGTCGATCCAAAATACTTTGCGGATAAGTACAATATGCCCGTAGGAAACAGAAGGGAACAACACAACCAGATGCTCATCAACCCTGATCAACCTTTTTTCGACTAAGCCCCAGTGACTATCTGGGGCTACACAAGCGATACGCCAATATATTAGCAACAGCCCCCGTCCCCACCGCATCTCCGCTGGGTAAAACAGCCCCCGTCCCCACCGCATCTCCGCTGGGTAAAACACCCCCCGTGCCCAGCGCTTCTCCGCTGGGTAAAATCACCCTCTCTTTCGACAGCTCTGAAAAGTTAGCAGCGCTATTCAAGGGGATGATGAAGGCGCTATTCAGGCAGAAAGGTGCTACTTTCAGCATAGATATACTCACATCCGAAGAGGCGCAGAACTTCATCAACACCCATGCGCGAATACTTGACAGCAGTTTCGACAAGGTGGAAATGACTGACACCATGCGCAAGCGACTCACACGATCCAACTATATCTTCTCGGGGATTAAAGCTTTCCACCAACTCAACGAGGCGTTCCCGTCTATGATTGACAAAAACGGGAATAAAAAACCATTCGAACAGTTTTTAAACGAAGTTCAAAACATCAACCAGACATACAACGTCAACTATCTACATGCGGAATACAACTTCGTACAGGCATCCGCGACAATGGCGGCGAAATGGGAGAAGTTCGAAGAGGATGGAGATAGGTACCTACTGCAATACAGAACGCAGAAAGATGATAAGGTCAGACCGGAACACGCTGCGCTAGATGGAGTCACACTGCCAATGAGCGACCCGTTCTGGGAATCATACTACCCACCAAATGGATGGAACTGTTTCTATCAAGGAACACCAGTACTAACAGCAAATGGATGGAAAAACATCGACAGCATTAAAAAGGGAGAATTAGTCGTCGGGGGAAGTGGAGAGTTTCGTGAGGTAACTGCCACGCTTGCCCGTCCGTTCAAGGGAGAACTTGTCACTATCATCACCAAAGGGGCGAAAACCACATGCACCCCAAATCACAGATTCTGCACAAGGAGAGGATGGATCGCTGCGGAAAACCTTAACAAGGGTGATATAATCATCCAAATCGGTAAAAATACTACGCTTAACCTGGTAGTTCAAGCAGTAAGCAACGCATACACCATTCTGAGATATGGCATGATGGCGAGCATAAGAAAGGGGAAAGCGGTTGCGACCCTGGCAGTCAATCACAAGATTGAGAGACGGAATGAAAAAATCAACAACGTAACCTCCAATAAGCTTACGAACTTCGAAAGAGATGCCTTTTCCAACAAGGTGATGAAACATGATAGATTCGCTTTCACTCATTGGCATCCGAAGGGCGCTCATACGCTCTGGATGAAAATGGCGAGTCGCAAGGGAGTTCTCAATCGCCTTCCTTCTTACAGATGGTCGAAGAAAAGAAGAACTATGCTGCAGCTTTTCAGATATGCCACGAATGAGATCACTGTTAAACTTGGTCTTGCCTTGACGCACATGGAGGCCTTTGACAGCAAGATCATGGTTCGTTTGCGCAAGGCGCTTGCCTGCTTCCGAACGACGAAAATCGTTACCTGTCCATTGAGTTCTGACAGCATCACTACCATGCCTAATAGGAATTCCAAGCTCATCGAGGAGGCGGTGCACAGTTCGGCCGTTTACCATCCAATGAGAAACAAGCCATCTGAAGCTTCGTTCTTCGGTGATGTATCTCAATTTTGCGGCATCAAGGATATTCATTCCTTCAATGGCTTCTACTCGTTCTTTGATTTCTTGAGAAATACCTTTTTTCATAATCGTTATGTCTTAGTTGAAGGCAAAGTTACAGAAAAAAAACAAGAAACAATGGTATTTAACCTATCAATCGACAAAGATGAGACGTATATAGTACCAGTAGGAATAGCACACAACTGTAGATGCAACGTAGTACAGGTTCTCAAGTCCAAATACAAACAGACTCCTCACGATGAAGCGATGGGCAGGGGAGAAACCGCAATGCAACAGGACAAAAAGGGGATATTCCATTTCAACTCTGGCAAGGAGCAAAAAACGGTTCCTGACTACAACCCTTATACCATACGTCGATGCAATGACTGCGATATCGCAAAGGGAAAACTAAACTTAGCCTTTGTGCCAGAAAATGACTTGTGCGCAGCGTGCAAGCTACTTCGGTGTATCAAAGATGTTCAAAATGAGCACATCGAAAAGAATCGTTCCTTATTCGGCAAACTCATCAAAGATGATAAATATAAAGATGTTGCCTTTGATGAAAAGAACGGGGGCTTAAAAGCTACACATATTGGGCACAACTTAGACAAATACAAAGGCTGGTATGAAACTACAATACAAGAGGTTGGATATAAACATGGGCACTCTGTCGTTTTAGAGAAAGAGCCACAGAATGTGTATAAAGGGAAGAATTGCGAGGGACTTTGGGATGATCTTAAATTCGAGGTCGCCGGTGCAGAAAGTGGAACATCTAATAATATTAGAAATGCTCTCAAACATTGTGCATCTAAACCAGAATCAAAAATCGCAGTTTTATTCTTCCCTAACGGTAATTTCTCAGCGGCGAACTTCCAGGCTGGTCTTGCAAAATTCAATGGTCTCAAGGGAACGTCCCAGTATAAGAAGTTTCATTTGATTTACTGCATACAAGGGGAAGAAATTGTACAAATAAAAAAGCCAAGTTAGAAAAACTTGGCTGGAACGAGAGCGGGTCTCTAAAGGTTAACCCATCCCTCGCACTGCAAAGATAGCAATATTTTCCGAAACAACAAAAAAAAAACAAGAAAAAACACCCAAAACAGCCCCCGTTCCCAGCGCTTCTCCGCTGGGTAAAACAGCCCCCGTTCCCAGCGCATCTCCGCTGGGATAAGACAAAGAAAGCCCTCCGTTATCACAACAAGGAATACCGCAACTTGCGGACAGGGCAACTGTACATCAGAAAGAAATCTCTAAAAAGAGGAATCGCGCATGCCTATTCCATCAATAATATAAACGAATAAAAGCATCTCGGACGATACTTAGGACTAAAATGCCAGGTCATCATTTCCTCAATGCTTTGCTGCAAAGGTAGCAATATTTTCAGAAACAACAAACAAAATTCCAGAAAAATGAAGATTATAAAAGATAAAAAAGCATTTGACGCGCAACTTTTAGCCACACAATTGGCAAATGAGTGCTATCAAAGAGACAACAAGAGCAAGAACACTACTAATCGCGGCTATGATGGTACAATAAGACAAAATACGATTACGGCGGTCCTTGCCGACAAAACCGCCATCGTGTATGAACGCCTTACCTGCATAGGTTATTTCAAAATTGTCTTTATGCTCTTTAAGATAGCCTTTCTCCACAAGAAACTCAATGGCACTACACCAGTCTTCAAGGGAGTTGTCACCGAATAGGATTTCACGGGGTATGTACTTGCTCTTTGTATTTTCAAACATACGGAGCTGTTCATCTAATCTTGCACTGTCAGACCAATCCATAATCGTTTTTGACGGCAAAGGTACTCATTACAAACCACATTCTCCACATTCTTTCCAAAAAACACCCAAAAAAGCCCCCGTGCCCAGCGCATCTCCGCTGGGCTAAGACAAAGAAAGCCCCCCGTTGTCACAACGGAGGGCTTTCAAACAAAGTGCAGCGCTCTGCACAAAAAAATAGACTAAACTAAAACAAATCGTAACTAAACAAAATCATTCATTATATAGCGTATAACTACGGTAATACCGACAACTGAATGTCTCGATATTCTCCAATATCTCTTCATGGTTATGGTTCGTACAAGACTGGCTGTGATATAAAGCACCATAACTGCTACCGCCCAAACCCTGAAGGTGGTCAACGATCTCCGCAGTCAGATCCCAGGCGCCTTCCTGCATGCCGTCATGCCAGTTCGTCACAATATGAAGCACTACGCTGCCCTCTCCGCGACTCGCCACACCACCTGAAGAGGGCTTCATTGTGCCCCAGCTGATATCACCGAACTCTACAAATACGGCCGGCATATCGTATGGACTGTCTTCCTCGATATATACTACATTCTCATTCCATAAATCAACATGCGCAACGCCTGGAACGCCACGAAGAGCGCTACACAGATCCAGATACAATTCCTGACGGGGGTCAATATGATGTCTTTCCATTTTCATTCCTTTTCAATTCCTTTTCATTCCTCTTCTTTCACTTTTCATTCACTCTTGATGATATCTATGCTATTAAAGTAGTCACTCAAATTACTCTCGATGATGTCGCACACAAGACGCTCTACTTCGGGACTGTAACCGATAAACTGACGACGAGGAATACGGATCGTCTTACCTTCCTTCATCAAGGCCATCCCACGCCAGAATTCAGAGACACTCGTTAAATGACGGTTACGACGGTCATTACGAAGACTGCCGTTCTGCTTACGGCCGAAACTGCCCTGGGCTTCATAGTACTTATGCCAGAAGTAACGCTTCATACGGGAGGTCACACGGATGGTACCGCCTTCATTATGGATGCCGGCATAGACGCTGCTCGAATAAAAAGTGATACTCTGACCATCGACCTTGCTCGCGATGCTACGACGCAAATCACCGCTGCTCACCAACACATGACCGTCACCGCGCAAGGGACTCTTACGGCGCTGCCACGCTTCAGAGAAAAACCCCTGACGCTCGAAGTTCTTGTCAAACTCATCACTCAAACCGACACGGATGTCGCTTAAGATACGACCGATGGCTGTACTCAGACTGTCTTTCATATTCCTTCATCCAAAAAATTCAGAAACAGCTCCCCAATGACACAGGGACGGGTCATTGACATCATGATCATTGGAGTTCTTTTTCAATTCTTACAGCTTACAGAATTACAGTTTTTGGAAAGGCACACGGATCATCGGATCATCGGATTGTTTTCGTTAAGCCATGAGCAGAATAAAGCTCGCTTTAATTATGCCGTGGCGAGAAGACAAAGGCGTATGCCAATTTAGACGGATTTAGACGGAAATAAAATTTTAAAATAAAAATTTTCAACTTTTCGATAAAAAGTCAAGTATCGTTTTTGTGATAGCTAGAAACTTTGTATGACACCCATTCTTCCTATTTAAAAGATACCTCTATAAGTGATGCATCATCCTCTGGATCATTCAGTTTTCTTGAAATTTCATCTGCAGATAACACCCCCAGATTCTTCTCAGCAACTTTGTACAATCCATCCGTACAGACGAACACAGTATCATCTCCTGACAACTTATGGCATAAGAAAGGAACATCATCTCGCAGACCAGACCCTTTAATGCATCTGGTCAAGGCTGTTCTACCATACCCAATATTTGCCAAATGGTCTGTTGTTAACAACTCCGTCTTTTCTTCGTGTTGGGCATAGATTCTGACATTTCCCTGCCATGTGAAATAAAGTTCATAATCTATTATGATTGCCACGGCTACTGCAGCACCCATGTTACTTTTCTTCTCAATGCTTACCCGTCTCACTTCCTGATCTGCACGCTCCAGAGCCTTGTGCAAGACTTCTTTCTCGGCATATCCCTCATAATTCTTCATCAGATAATCAGCCACGGTATTAGTCACGACATCAGCTGCTAAATCACCAAGACTCAATCCGCCCATACCATCAGCAAGCACTATGGCAATGCCGTATATCCCCATATTTTGTATGGCCATCCTATCCTCATTCGGATAACGTTTGCTGCTAATCGAAAATGATTTTACTTTCATTGTTTCTTCCTTTCTTCTAACTCTTTGCTAAAGATTTTTACGAAAACACTCCAGATTTGGCGACAAGGCTCATAATTGCTACTAAAGTCGCCCATTTCACTGTTCCCATAATACTTCATAAAGTGATAAATAAGGTTGCTCTTTTCCTCCTTCTTCAGTTCTGCTGATGCAAGGTCTGCATAGAACTGAAGATGTTCTGTTGTCAGCAGTTTGCTGATGTCGTAGGCCAGCCATTGCGCACCCCAGATGATTGCATCCAGACTCTCATTGTCGAAAGTCACTACGTCGGGCGGCACATTGTCTTTTTGATATAGCAACTGGATGTCAAGGTAGTTTTTCAAGATGAACAACATGTCTTCTGCATCCTTGTCGGTCGATGCGTTTCTGTCGTTCCATGTGTCCAACTTAATCAGGAACTGACCGCATAGCGGAGCCATCTTTACTTCTACTTCGCCATTCACAATCACGGTGACCGCTTCGTTCATCACGTCTTGAAAGCACTTTACCGACATGACAGGATTCCCTTCTGGTGGCCAACCAATCTTTTCGTCCACAGCGACTCCGCCAAATGGAACAATGTCCACCTCAAAATCTAAATCCCCGTTCACGCCTTTGTAGAAGAACTTCTGCGTTTCTCCATGACGCTTGAAATGGTTATTCTCCAGCGTTTTGCAGATGTCATCAAAGGTTTGCCAGTCTTCTATGGCAATGGCTACATCCAAATCTTCCGTGCGGCGCTTTGGTTCATCGCCTTTCATTAGCTTCATGGCTACATCTCTTGCCCTGGCACCTACCACATACAGTGGCAACCCATGCTCTGCCATACATTTATTCAAGGCAACGAGTGTACTATATAGCCAGTCATTGCCAAGTTCCTCTTTCGTGATTTTATATTCCATTCTCAATCAGTCTTTGAGCCGCCTCAATGCAACGGCTGTTGCCACTTCCCATCAAGTCAGCGTATATTAGAATTTTGGGAGCCGTTTTCTCGTAAGTATTGTCTTTCCAGAACTTCTGATAGAGTTTTATCCTGCCTTTCTCCTGGAATTTCACCTTCTTGGTCATCATCAGCTTGACACTCGGCGTTTCCGTGTAAATATCAAATAGTTCTGGCATCAGGTAGCGGTCAATCAAAAAGGCTCCACCTTCACCTCCCCAGCACATTCCATCTGGTAGTATTATTTTGTTCCAATCTCGTCGGCAGTCGGCATCCACAAACTCCATTTCCTTTAGCAGTAACTTCGGCTTCAGACTCTGATTGTAGTGAGTCTGCCAAACATCTAGCAACTCTTTCCTGTTTTTCAAAAAGCGTCCATTTTCTGTGGTAAGCACAAACTTCCCCCTGCCAAGTTCCTCTATTACGTTCTTGATTGTGCCAAGTGACACACCGGTTTCTTCATGAATAGTCCGATAAGGCTTATTGATATTTATTTCGTCAAGCAACAAATAAAAAATAACCTTCAGACCTGCTTCATTGAACGCTTTTCCTTTTGCCTCTTTTGGCAGCATTGCCTTTTGTCCGCTTATACGTATAAACATCGGAGCGGCAACAATGTTGCAGTTTCCGCTGCTCTCCACCACACTAACTCCTTCTTCAGGCAGACCGTCAAAAGATTCTGGTGAAAAATGGTTTGCTACCAGCATCAGCGGCTTGTCTGTCTGCTCCTTAAGACTTCTCATGTGCTGCACAATAAGGTTGTAATTTGCCTTGTTCACTTGTGGCCTCACATCACAAGCAAATGTAACCCCGTTGATAGTGAGGTTATAGCCATAACTTTTGCTTTGTTCAGCTGCCTTGAATACAATATCTTCCAAGTTCGTTAATCGTCTCAGATTATAGACGACATCATTGATGATTTCTTCTTCTCTGACCATACTTGTTCACTGTTTTGTTTTTGTTCATGCATTTTGAACACTACAAATTTAATGAACATTTTCCAAACAACCAAACTTTTTGTTCAAAAAATGGTGTTTGTTCACGAATCTTGAGGGATGTCACAGGAACGGGTCATTGACATCATAATCATTGGTGGTTCTTACAGCTTACAGTATTACAGTTTTTGGAAAGGAAAAATGGGTTTTGGATTCTTGATGTGTTGACAAGTGAGGTATTGCAGTGCTCAGTCATGAAGGAATCGGGCGTGAATCAGAAAGAGTTGAGTTAAAAGGAGAGAGTTTAAGAAAAAAGTATTAACTTTGCCTACGATACTGAAGATCAACAACGGACTGAACGGGTATGCTCCGGAATTGGTGAACGGGTATCGGCCGGAATACGTAGATCATCGGAATTTAGACGGAAATAAAATCTTTAACTATAATCCTGACGAGAATGCGCTCGAATTCCTCGCTTTGGGGGAGGACTTTATTATGGATCGCATCGGAGATACTCAAATTTTTGGAGCAGTGAGAGCAGAGAATAAATCCAAAAATTTATTCTTTGCCGAGTCGCGAGAAAAATAACCTATGGTAAATGAACTGAACCCCAAAAGTTGGACACAACCAACAAGAATATGAAGTATAAGAAACGCTCATTGAAAGAACGTCTGGCTATCTGTCAGATGATTGAGAACGGAATGCCTGCGCAGACGATA